GTTTTCCCTGTAAGCCTCTGCATCATCAAGAAGCTTTACGGTTACCTTTCTAGGATCTAGTTTTTTGTTTCTTGAGTCGAGTAAAAACTTTAGCGTACTCATTGGTGCGCCATCGTAATAAAACTCCGCCATAGTGGGCGCGTTTTTCGCCAGTCTGGATGCGGCAACAATGTACTCTTTTGGTCTAACAAATCTTTTTCTTCTTTGCTCAACCGTTTCTTCTTTTAAGAGTTTTTGCTTTACAGCCTCACCTCTTAGCTTGTCGATCTTCTTGGGATCTTGCTCCCTAAGAGCCAGATCCCAAAGATCTTTAAACTCTGCCAGTTTCGCTGCTCTCTTGTTGTATGTTTCAGGTTTTATCTTTCCTGACTCTAGCAGTTTTTGAAGCCTGACTATCTCTTTTCCTTCAGGTCCAAGCTGTGCAGTAATGTCTGAGATATCTTTAAGGAGGTTATATCTTAGTCCTGCCTGCTCTTGCCCTTCGGTCATTATCTCTTTGTATAAAGCAAACACCTCTGGTGATTCGTTACGAATCTTTGCCAGTTGGTCAAACATTCTAACCTGATCTGCCCTAGTCGCCTCGTCGCCCTTTTTGTATGCCTCAACCCATTCAGGCTCCCATCCTGCAAACTTGTTTCCAAGCCCCGGAACCCAACCAAGCACACCGCTTTGCTGCTGTTGAAGTGTTCTCTCCCCTAAGGTGCGAACCAGTGGCTGCTCAGACTTTGCTGCCCACCTTGCTGCATCCGTTATCTTTTGAGCAGGTGAAAACCTTGCGTCCTTGTCTCCTAGTGCCTGCTCTCGCATTGCGGCCCTAGCGCCACGCAGTCCGCCTCGTCTGTACTGTGGTTCGGGAAGCGTTCCCTTTTCAAGGGGGGCTGGTCCCTTGGGTGTTCCCTTTGTTGCCTCAACCCCAACCTCTGGAAGTGGTGACCATTCTGCATTTGGTCTTCCTTCTATTGCTCTTTTATCTGCTGCGTATCTTTCTTCAACAATGCGCTTAACAATCTCGGCCTTCTTTGTTTTTGCAGGGACTTTAAAATCAGGGTTTGATTGTTGAAGATCCTTCACCATCTTCCGAAGCTCTTTTACAGTGTAATCTGTAAGGAGTGCTTGGGTGAATGCGCCCTCGTAATATCTATTGCTTTGAACCATCTGGTTTTCTTTTGCAGGTAGATTTTCCGTAGGAACCTTTCCGGTTCTCAGATCTTTGGCTCTCTGTGCCGCTTGATCTACCGTCATTCTCCCATGACTTCTCTGCAAAACTTTTCTTCCCGGCTTCGGCATTTCCTCACCTAGAAGCAGTTTATATGCCGAACTTACTTCTCTCCGGGCCTTTTCACGGCGCTCTAGCCAAGCTGCCTTCTCTGCATCTGTCCACTGCTTAGCTTCTTCAAGCTGCTCAAAAGTCATCTCCCTAACGGCACCCTTGGCGTCTTCAGCTGCGGCCTTTTCTGCCGCCTCTTTTGGGATCACTTGAGTCCCATCTACTGGTTCGGGTGCTTTTTGTTTTTGTGCTGCTCTTTCCCATGGTGGTGTCTGAGTAGCTTGTTCGTATTCAACACTTTCCAGTATTTCATCGGGCAAGTCACGGGCGAACTGGGTTTCCTTTAAGGTTTGCCCATCGTAGTTAACGGCTACTTTTCCTGTAGGTGTATCCACTTGAACCATTCGGCCTTCGCGAATCGCTGCCTCGACTGGTTCTGTCGGTCCGTACTGGGGTGCGTCTTCAGGTCTTTCAACCTTCTCGAAGTCTTGCCAAGTCTTTTCTCTTGGAACCTCAACTTTTTCAAGAGCACCTTTAACTCCTGCAGCAGCTCTTCGCCCCATGTGTCTTGCGCCTGCCTTGGCGGCGTAAGCTCCAATGGGGTCTTCTTGAGCGAACTTAGAATAATCAGTCCCAAGCCTTGCAACCATGGGACCAAGACCTACCACTAACCCCACGGGTATATCGAGCAAAGATGCCCATGCTTGACCATAAGCTTTTAGAGTATCCCCCTTTTGTGCGCTTTTTGCTGCTACGCCTAGATTATCATAGGCTTGTATAAACGGCATGGCTAGACCGTGAGCCAGATTGGTAACCCCATGAGCTGCTTTATCTATGAGGTCGCCTTGGTAAGATCTAACAATGTCTGCTTGATCTGATGGCAGTAACGCTATCTCTTCTTGGGATAAAAGCCGAACCCCGGTTCTTTTGTAATAGTCCTCAGCCCTTTTTGAGTTCCAGCTTCCGTCGGGGTTTTTTGCTAGAGACATTTCTATCTCATTTTTGATAGGCAGTAGAGCACCGGTTAGTATGCTTTTTCCCGCTGCCCTCTCGAACTTATCTGCGCTAGGGTCATCATAAAACTGTTTCCAGTTTTTAGCGATTAAGGGTCCGTTCTTTTTAAGTATGTCCATAGTCTGATCTAGCATTAGCGCAGACAGGGACTCAATCTCATTATCACTCTTTATCTTTGAGCCAAGCTCTCTTTTTATTTCACCAACTTCTTGGCGTTCTGCGCTGCGGCTCACCTTAGGGGTGACCGCTGCGCTTGATATGCTTTCCTGCTCTTTCCACCATTCATCAAAAGGCTTATCGCTAATACCTAAAGATTCATATATGTCGCGAGCTGCTCCCTGATTAGAGTAGGCCATTAAAGTCGAGTCCTCTCTTGTTCGATTTCAGCTAAAAGATTATCCCCCTTGGTTTTCAAGGCTCTCAATGCTTTGGTTTTTACCTTCTCGGCTTTTGCGGCATTCTTGGGGACAGGTCTATTGTAAAGCTCATCATATTCGCTTTGAATGTCTCTGAACCTTTTTTTCCATTCTGATTTTTTAGTTTGATATTTTATCTCATCCGGGCCCGTTTTAAACTTTCTTCCACCGTCAGCAGCACTCTTCTCTATCGCCTTCATGGCGTTATTAAAGTCGCTCACAAAAGTTGACTTAGACTTGCTTGCTGACTCACCAAACTTAGTTACCGCATTGTCTTCCGCTTCTTTTTTCTTTCTCGCTTTTTCTGCTTTATCTTTATCGTCTTTGTTTTTCTTGTCTGTTGCTGCCTGACTTTTTGTCTCCAATGCTCTTGCTCTCTTTACTGCTGCCATGTAAGCAGTTCCGATGCGTGGGTCTTTCTTCATGCGAGCTTGATTTTTAGAATCCTTACCCCATCTAAGCAAGCTGTCTAAAGGCATTCCGTCAAACAACTTGGTTGCTGCACTTTCTTCTTTGGCTGCTCTTTCGTCTTTAAGCTTTGCGGCCCTTTGTCCTGACTCCAGTGCGGCGTTAGCCCCTTTCGACATGGACTTGGATGTTCTAGATCTTACGTCTTGAGATGCTTGCATCTTGGCCGCATACTCTGTACCAGCAAGAGATCTTCTACTTGATCCTGCAACCCTAGCTCTTGCCTCGTCATACGGATCTCTTCCTTGGGTTATGTTTTCAAGCTGTCGTATAGCGTTTTGAATGGTAGGTATAAACCCTTCCCATTCTGCACCACCGACTCCGGCCATCTGGCTTATCACGTCGTCAGTTATCTTCTTTCCTGCTTCCTTTGGACTGTCGCCTCGATCTACCTTTACAGCCCTGTAACCCTCTCTTCTCCATTTGGGGTCAGCATCTGCATACATTTGCTTTTCTTGTGCGGTCATTCCAATGCTTTTAAGATATTCAGCTTCTCGATCTTGATAGCTTTTTGTTTTTTCTTTTTGACCTGCTTCTTTTATCTCTTTCATGGTTTGACCACCAACGGCCATCTTGTCTTTGCCGTCAACCCTTCTCCTTGAGGCCAGTTGTGCATCAAGACGTTTTAAGTCTGCCTCGGTTACTCCTTTTCCACGCATTGGTGTTCCGCCTCTGGCTGACATTTCTGCTTGTGTAGATGCACCCCCTAGTGCTTTTTTCACAGCCCTCATTTTAGCCATAGTCATATTGTCTGGTGCGCTTCGACCGAAGCCATCACCTACACCAGCCCAGTCGGCAGCGCCCGTCAGTGTTCCCGCTCTCCTTGCTGAGTCCTCCTTAGCGGCCTTCCAAGCTTCATACCCTTGAAGCTTCTTAAGAGCCTCGGCATTTCTTTCTTGTGATCTTCGTTTTGCTAGTACATGTGGCGCTTCTAGGTTTTGCCCCTCCATCATCAGTTTATCAAGGGCTTCGTCAGCATCTTGCGCGATTAGGTCATCTGCGGGTCGCATTGTTTGACCTGTAAGGTTTGCAGATGTTTGACCGTATGGTCCATGCAGCTCACCTCTTGGCGGGACAGGTGTCATGCCGTAGGGGCCATGAGGTGTTCCCTTGTCCATTGCTAGAGTTTGACCAGCATAAAACTGAGGGGATGGTGTAATCTTTGTTTCTGTTTGGATTGGCATTGGTGGCGCTGGCGTCTGACCCGAAAGGTCTGGCGGCGGCGGCATCATACTTTGACCGTCGTAGGATACAGGAGTTTGCCCAGCATAGGATGGGGGCGGTGCCTTTGATTGTCCTGCATAAAATTCTGGAGAAGGGGATATAACCGTTGGATCTGCCACCGAAAAACCCCGTCCACGAGGGCCTGTAACGTGGACTTGTGCGGGCTCTGTAAAGTCTACCCGCTCGCCTGTCTCCATAGTTTGTCCGTAAACTGGTGGCTCCCGGCCTGCCTCTGAAGGCTGACCGGGCGCAAAACGAGACTCCATAGAAGAGCCTTGCATTGAATAAGGATTTCTTCCCTTTACCTGATCTGCTAAATAAAAATCTACACGCTCACCAGTTTCAGGTGTGATTGGGTAAGCTGGGGTTTGACCCGGAACATTTGCTGCCATGCTTGGAGCCAAAGAGCTTTCCCGTGTAGAACCTTTTACTTCTGGATAAGGGACTTGGTGAATATAATCCAAAGGCATTGGTCGTGATGCTTCACCTTCTGCATACCACTCGGGGGTATATGGGCCAGTAACAAACTCTGCTCCGGGAGGTGGTGGTGGCGCACTATGGATGTAATCTTGCGGCATGTCTCGTGGCTGCTCTGCTGCATACCATTCGGGGCTATACATTGGTCTCATTTGAATGTTTTCAAAATCAACAATGTCTGGACCAACAGCTAAATCTTCAGCAGATGCCGGTGATTGCGTTGGCTGTGCCTTGATTTTCTCCCACGCTTGCTGCCATGGTAGCGGGGGTTCAACAGAGCTTCCCGTTAGGGCCTCTGGATTTCCTATTACATTTGCCGCCTTAAAGACTATCATTGCTTCGTCTCGACTTGCCCCAGCACGAATCGCGTTTCTTGCGCTAGTCACGGGGTCAACTGTTCCGTCTGGTTTTACGGCAACGAATGCCATTATTTGATCGTTTGTCATTATTAAGTCCTGTTCTTAGTCTTATGCTGGCACATAGAAATAATGTTTATTTCCTTCAGAGTCTTCAATTTCATATCTGTAATGAGGACTTGCTGGGCTTCCAATACTAAAGGTTCGCGGATTATTGGTCCAGAGAATCATTGTCTGGTCGTAATCACTAGGCAAATCGCTTACTGATGGAACCACTATGCCTTCGTCTACGCCTGTATTGTTTCCATTTTCCCACCAGCTGCCGGGAGGGGGATTCCAGCCTATTTCTGCCCAAGCAGTATTTGCTGGCGTAGACCCGATCATAGCATCCTCTTCCTCGACCACTGCACTATCTAGTAGCGCCGCAGCCTCTTCACCAGTCACTCCAAGAGTTGCAAGCATTTCCATGATTTGTTCTGGACTATTGCCTTGCTGTGTTGCGCTTCTTACCCAGTCAATCAGGCCAAGCTGCTCTGCTCTATTCATGGCTTCTAACCTAACACCGGTTCTTGCTGCGTCGATTTGCTGGTCCATAAGGTAATCTTCAGCTCTAAGTGCTGCTTCACCCATTACATCGGACTGCAACCCTAGCATTGCGCCAGACATACCCATCTGACCGCGACCAGCTTGGGAACGGGCTGCCAATAGCGCCCGTCCCGCTTCGTTTCTAGCTCTTTCGGCTGGGTCCATTCCAAGTATCTCCATAAGTTTATCTTCAAGGGCTTGACCAAAATCAGCACCTTCATTTTCGCCAGCGCCCCCATCGTATTGATTGTTCTGATTCTGTCGAGCATCACCAACCCCAAGGCCCATTAATGGATTTCGATAAGCGTCGCTATCATAGTATCGCTGCTGCCGCTCGGCCTCTTCACCTTGAGATCCAGACCTTCGCTGCTCCTCCATGTAATCCGCATAGGCTTTTTGCTCCTCATCTCGCGACTCGCGACCCTCGTTCGCCCTTTGGGCTTCTCGCATCATATCTCTCATGCGATCAAGCCAGCTACGCTCATCATCGTCCTCAGATCTGGGTTGATTTGATGGCGCAGTGCCACCCGAGCCCATTGCCATATTCATATCAAAGCTTGGGGCTGCTTTAATGTTGCCCACATTGGGTGATGTTCCCTGTTTTTGAACTTGAGCTTGAGCACTGTTTACAATGGTTTCCCTTGCAGCCACAGCCGGGGCTTGCTGGTTTCCGGTCGGCATTACCGATGGCACCTGCTCTTTATTGCCCAATGACTTAGAAACAGCTAAGTCCTTGGACTTTTTTGTTACATCATCATCATCTTTAATGCTCGGCCGGGTTTGAGAAATGTTTCTTTTCTTTGTGTATTGTGCGGCGTAAGGTTGATAAACCATTGTACTGTCCTTTATTCTAAGCTGTACCACATGTAGTAGTATATTGTTCCTATTTCATATCCCGCTGGCACAGCATCTAGCTCTGTGTTTACAAGAGTGTGATCTTCAGCTGGAAGCGTTACTGATCCTGCTGGCGGCGAAGTAAGGTCAATAGGCGGGTTAATAGTGTCGCCAAACCTATAGAGTTCAGCATACGCACCCGGCCCAATAGGGTCTCCCAGTGCAGTCTCTTGCGTAAGTTGCGGTACGCCTAATTTAATGATCTCAGTTTGAAATCTTCTCGTTGTGGCGGGTGGTGCCAAAGAGCCCACACCTGCCACAAACCCAGTGTCAACACGTATCAACTTCCAGTCACCATCTACATCTCTTGGGGATGGTATACTTGAATTCATTTTTGCCTGAAGAGGACTGTTGGCAGGCCCAGCACCGGTAACACCCATCCCCCCAGAAGCCATAATCACTTCACACCTTCGCGTGTTAAGATTAGTTACTGCGTTGTTTCTTTGAATATCCAACTCTGCAGCAATAGCATTAAACTTATCAGCGTCTGCCGAATCTGTCCCGTTGAACAACTCCGGTGTTTCAAACTCCGGATTTGTTCCCCGGTCCTGCCTAAGCCAAATGTTTAGGGTTGCGCTTTTACCACTAGCGGATAAAGCAGAATCCCCTTCAATGGATATCAAGTGAACTCCTAGCGGTGCAGAGTCACCAACTCTTAGTGCTCTTTGATTAATGTCCTCTGCTAAATCAAAATTTTCATCACCCTTTGCTTCTAGCCATCGCCAGCTACTGGTTGGCCCTCCCGCTGGAAGCTCTATGTTGGTAAGCGTAGGTGTAGGAGTGGCGTTCGCCACAGTTAAAACTTGCGGCACCTCATCTGGACCAACCCATCTTGCATATATGCTTTCTCCGTCAGTATATCCAGAAGCAATCAACTCGCCGCCAACTATTTCCATAGGGCTTCCGGGGTAAAATATAAATCTATGCTTGTAAGTAGAGGCCGTAAGATCTAAATCTGTTAAGTTATAGGTTATAAGGCTATATGTATACCTCATCTTTAAGGCATCACGGATATAGTCCACACCCTTTCTGAAGTTTTCGTTTACAGATTTGGGATCAAGTGTTTGATCTTTTCTGGCATACCATGGGAATCTACCTGTCTTCACTTAGTTTCTCCTTAAGACATTTCTTACCAGAATAAATGTTTCTACCATAACTTTGCCGTCTATTGGGCTGGCCATCGTTGTTATTACTTCGTACTTCGACCCTTTTAATAGGGTATTAGCAGGCCTATTGCTATCTACATCATAAGTAACATAGCGTACCGCATTGGTAAGAGTTGAGGTGGCCCCTTGAACAAGAATGTCTGACTCCCCTTCTCTATTGGCAATAGGCTCCATTAGAAAAAGGTGGTCCGGTATAGGGAGGTCAGTTTCCAAATCAGTTATTGCTCCCTGAATCTTAACAGTAGCTCCAAATGTGGCACCACCAGTTGGAGAGTCAAACCTCACACTTACACCTACACCGTAGATGTCGTAATCATCAGGGCTTGTGAAGTACTGCTTGGTTATGACACTTCCGGGGTTTTCTTGCCAAATCCTAAATCTACCTAAGATAGTGTATGCGTTTCTCATGCCTTTCATGGCATCTATGCCCACTGTTAGCCCTGTTATTGGCCCCACTGTGGCATCGCTAAACTGGGTATTTATCTCGTTGGGATCTATAATGCTTCCATCAGAAATAGGCATTAGACTGGTCTCCTTTGTCCGTAGCCCCTAGTAGCAAAAGAGACTCCGCCGATTCTCACCCTTCCGCCTTGGGCTTGGACTTCAATAGATATATCATCAGTTCTTTTTGCAAACTGGAACCTGTTTCCCTCTAGCTCTACCGTCTTAAGTTTGGCGGTGTTAGGGGCTGTTGGCCCCCATTGTGTTACCAAATCCATCACCACGCCATTTGCCTCGGTCGTAATCTCTTGAAGGGTTCCGTTTTTCTTTTCATACTCTCCCCGGACGGCTACCTTTACAAGTTTTCCCCCGTTGTCAGCCTTCATAAATATGGCTCTGACAACTGGTTGAAACTCTGGGTTATATGGGACCAACCCAGCTATGGACCCATTATAGGAGATATCTATTTTATACTCTTGTCCCGCTGGGATTAAATTGCCATCCACAGTGTCTCTATCTAAATGAAACTGCATGATGGCACCCATATTATGATAGGTTCCTGCAGCAACTTCATTGTTAGCTGTAAACAGAAACAGCGTTTCACCCTCTCTGCTTGTCAGCACCCCATTAAGTGTTTTCATTTTACTTGGGGTCCACCAGCTTTTTAAGCCTTGATATAGATCAATCATGCAAACGCCGCCTTCAAAGGTGTCGTTTGCATTTTTATCTATAGATCCGATTGCTACAGCCATACCCGTGTCTGTTGGCCACACTTTTGCTGATCTGTAATCAGGAAATGAAATCATATCAGAAAGAGACCTAACAAACCTTTTATCAGACAAAGGCGTCTCATCTGCAGTGTCTATGTCTATTCTTTTATATCCACGTTTAGTTAAGCCATAAAGACCAAACGGAGTCATCACGCTTTGATTATAATCATTAGCCTTATAGTTTGAAAGCTTGTTCACTGCGCCCACAATCCCCGCACCTTGGGCTACTGATTGAGAGTTCATGGAGTAAACGCCCTCGCTAGTCACAGCCACTAAGTCACCTACGTCAGTAACATGCAGCCCGTACACAACTCCGGGCAACGCTAAGAACCCATCCGCAGTGTAGGTTCTAGGAGCCATTGGGTCTGATATAAATAATGCTTCCCCTTGAGCGATAACACACCTATCAACCCATGAAACACAAATGCCTTTTGGTATGCTTAATGTTTGAAGCGACGGGTTTACTGATTTTTCAGATTTCGCAACAACTATACCACTACCCGTATACCCCCATAAAGTAGGAATATCTGGGCCTGAAATAATAACTTGCCCGTTTACCACTGCACCAGTCATGGCTCGGATTAACCTATTAGCACCCAAAGGTAGAACTTGTTTTCTTTGCGTATTTGAAAGGTTTTCGTCTAAGACAAGCATTTCTAAAGTGTTTGATGAGGGAGTTTTAACCCCCATTAAAACATAATGCTGAACACTGTCTGCAAACTGAGACTTTGCAGTAAATCCTCCCTTGGGATCTTGTTTGCTTGTGGCTGGAAACGCAGTAAATGAACACAGCTGGTCTTGTCCGGGCCGAGTTGTAAGCTCTTCAGACTGATTAACCCACATATTTCTTTTGTTCCACTGCGATGTATTTATCGTTGCTGATGAGTTATCGGTCATTACTTTTTCTCCTTAAACGGCTTCTTCTTTTGGACAGGTGCTTTCCCCTTTTTTAATGCTGCGCTTGCTGAAACTGTTACCAGATTCTGAGGCACGGCTATTGCTGAAGTAATCATTGGTCCATAATCTATAGCTGGCTGTGTTTGAGCTATGTAATCCTGATAATGACCGGCAACAAAAGACGTTGCAGGTGCCAGTGCGTTCTGATCTGTATTTACCTGAAACCAAATCTGAGCTTGTTGCCCCACGTCCCAATACAAACCGGGTTCAATGATCCACTCAAAAACCATTGGCTCCCAAGCCCCATTGCCAACATTTTGAGCAATCAAAAAGCTTTGTGGTTTATGCACATTAACTGGCAGTGTGTTTGCCGTGTCGCTATCTTGATCTGTTATCCTAACCGTTATCATCTCATTACTTGGTCCGGCATTTTTAACCCAAGTCTTAAGTCTGATGATAACAGTTTTGCCTTCTGGCGGCACAGTTGGGTTTCGAGTTCCTTCTGGAACATAAAACTCAACCGTTACTTTTTCATTGGCTCCCAAGTCATTTTTAAGCTGCTGCCAGTCGGCCTCCGTCGCTGGCAGTGGTGGGTTTGCATCTGCAGTGACTACGCATTCAAAATAGTTTGTAGTGCTTTCGATGACTTGTTGCGCAAGCACCTCTCCACCAGTTGATATGCGACCAGCACCAAACACTGGCTTGTATTGATTTTCAAGCGTAGAAAATGTTTCAGCAAAGTTTTCTCTTAAAATGTAGTTTTGTGAGTTTGGTAAAAAATTGGCTCCGCCGATGTCGGAAATATAGTTTCCGACAATGGTAAGCTGGTGACAGTTTGCGTTATTTATTAAACCTTTTATGGTGTTACCCGTAATAGTTGTACAGGTTAGCTGCTCTAACTCAAGAGAATCATACAGGGTTCTTATGAATCTATTATTGGATATGGTCCCAAGGTTTACAGTTGGTGCGGGAACTAATGACCCATCTAGTTTTACTTTTTCTTTAAAAGTGCAACCAGTTATGCTTGATTGATCAAAAAAAATGTCAACCTCTCCGACCATAATGTTGTTCGAAAAAGAGCTTCTTTGTATGCCCCCTGTCATTGATACAGGTATTGCCACGAATGATGGGGATGGGCTTTTTGTAATGTTTCCATCAAGTACGCAATCAACATACTGGATGTTTAAACTTAAAGCGGAGGCAACACTCGCGTTACCAGACCTATCAGGGATAAGAATGTTATCCGTCACTTCACATTGGCGTAGAAATGTAGAAAACGGATAAGCGCTAGTATTATTTGTCCCAATCATTGTAGCACAATCTTCAACAATACATCCTATCATTGAAAAGCTGGATAAAATGCGACTTGATCCGGTAGGCTCTACTGTGACCACCTTATTAAATCCTGAAAAATTTAAATACTGAACACTTACTGGAATAGGTTTTGTTGATTTTGTTGTATCGGGGATTCTTATTTTAAATAAATCAAAAGAAGATGCTGTCCCCTTTTTGGGAACAAGTCGCCCGGTCCCAAACCCTGAAATGATTACGCCTTGAGAAGAATCAATGTTACTATTGTCCTCTACGAGTTGTATCTCAATCGTTCTGGTTACTGCTATTTTGGATGCGATTACAACACGGCTACCTCGCTTAACATTGCCTAAGACATTTCTAAGCTCAAGATCGCTATACACGACAATATCTCTTTGAGATCTTCGCGTATGGTCATAACTGTGTTGAGGTATTACACGTCCCATTACCAGAAGCGCACTCTATGCAACCGCAGAACAAAGCTTTGGTCTGATCTGGTGTCGCGAGCTGTGTAGCTCCAGCGATACCAGAGAGCACCGGGTATAACTGTTTTGTTTCTGGTTGATGGAAAAATAACAGAGATAGGATTTTCAGGTGCAGTCATGCAGCTATCTCTTAACATCATGATCCGCTCATCAAGCTGGTTGTTTGCTTGATTTTCTTTTGGTGTTAAATGCTTTGCGGCAACAGCGCAGACCCATTGGTCAAATACTGGCCATTCTAGTTGGCCGGGGGTTCCTGTATAAGGATCGTTTACTGGTCTTGAATATCTTAAGTTTTCATTTGCTGCTAACCCTGTAAAGTCGGGTGTAAAAACAACTCTGACTTTTAACCCTTGAATAATATCCATATCTACTTCAACATCTTTTTCTCGGATGGCGTGGATATTAAAATAAGAAGTACCTTGTTTTAGGTTTACAGACCGGATCATTAGCGGAGCTATTGGTCTTTGAATGTTTGGATCAGGCCCTAACGCCGGATCGTACAGCGATCCAAAAGAAAAGACTCCGCTTACCGTATCAATGTCCATTACAACGTCAAAAAAATCCCCACCTAAAGTGCAATAGTTTGATACGCATTCTTGAGCTGCCATTTGAATAGCAAGATCAACCTCGTTAGCTGTGTCAAAGGCGGCTCCCGCTGCAGGCGGCGTCCACCTTTGACCATCGGGATCATCAAGAAAGGTTATCGTCATTTTTCTAGCGGTGGATAATAACATTACACGGACACCCTTATTTTTCTAATATGGTTTAAAAAGTCAGCGAACTCTTCGCCAGCCTCTAAGGCTTTTTGTGCAGCCTCTTTTGAAGGTCTTTGAGCGTCTTCCCACATTTGGTTGTAATGCTGTGCAATAGCCAAACGACTAACTCTGCCACTAATCGGGATAGAGAAGTGACCAACTTCAGGGAAAGAACAAATCGGGATTTCACTATCGACAACAAAGTTTACTCCAAATCCTGTTTTGATTTTCATTTTAACTGGCTCCATAAAAACAAGCTCCCCGGCAACAACACTCGATTGAATGTTGTGCCGGGATAGCCGTGAAGCCAATCTCTTTTGTGTTTTAAGAGATGGTTTAATCATTCATCAGACCCAAGTTCCGCCAGTAATACCGGTTAACTTACCTAAGCCATTTCGCTTGGTACATCGTACGTTGTACATACCAAAGATCTGGGTATCATAGATAAAGTCAGTCGGCGAAACCATTGCAGCTTTTTTGCCGTCATAGTCTGGTTGGAAATCACGCCATTCAGCTAACTTCGTATCGGAGTCAGTGAATAACAAGAGTTCCTGATCAGGCATATTCTCATCAACACAGATAGGCTTGCCTTCGTATGTTGCAGTTGCAGAAGTACCTGCATCAGCAGCTTGACCCGAGCCAACAAATCTACGATTTGAAAGCAAAAGACTCATGTAGTCATGAAACACTGAGCTGTTCATAACGGCATGTGTCCATGGCTTGCCCGAGCGACGCTTAACTTGCTTGGATAAATTATCCATAGCTTCAATAGTTAAAGCACCAGCAAGGTTGATGTCAGTACCAGTGTAATCACCACCAGCAGCAGCAATACCGCTGTAGTTACCAGTTGTACCAAGAGTTGATACAGGAGCAGGCAAACCAGCGTTGGGGTCCAAGGTTGCATCCGCAAGATCCAACAATGATGTCATTGCGTTGTTAAGCGCACCGCCATCAAGTGGAACCAAGTCGTTGAAACCAGCACTCAAGAATGTGGTTGTAGACAAGGCAACGGCGTTGGGGGCAACAATGGCTGCACCAATAGTTCCATTAGGAAGAATGCTATGAGGCGTAAAACTTACATTGTTCGTAGCATAGTCGATTGATGAGACAACCAACGCGCAAGGCAATGGTCCTGATCCGGGGTTTGTCTGGGTGTATGTTAAGGTAGCACTTGTGAAAGTGTGCCCAACACGGAAACCACTAAGGTCAATACCGGGAGCAACGACGTTGCCTACGATGGTAATAGCACGAGGAGTACCAATAACACCAGCAGGAGCATCAACGTAGTTACCACCAGCAACTGGACGTGGAACAGCACCAGAGCGAAACAATGCTCGCCCAAGAGTGCGACCCAAATCGGCACCAACGGTTTCCATTTGCTCACGAACCAAGTTCACACCGTCTTGCTTGCTGATGCAAGTAAGAGCTGCAATACGAGGAACACTCAAGCGACTGAAAAGTGCTTTCGGATGATATGCAAGCTGAACAGGTTCAGTGTTAGAACCTTGAGGCAAAGCACCACCATCAGAAATAAAACCAGTTGAGTTAATACCACCAGTTTTAACGTTAACAATACCAACAGTACCAGCCTGTTTTACTTTCTTAATATGGCCTTTGCCTACAAAAGGCGCAGCCATGTTTGCCTGCTCGGTCACGATTTGGTTACCAAAACGTGCAACGAGTTCGGCGATTTCATTAAATGTAATAGCCATTATCTTTTTTCTCCAGATAGTGATTCAAGAAATGCCACCATATCATCGGCGGAATGTCCTGAAGTGTTAATGCGAGCACCTTGTGTGCCCATTGGTTTTGGAGCATCGTTTGGTTTGCTCCGTGCTAAATGTTTTCTATAGGTTTTCAATCGAGAGTTATGAATATCTTTAGCAAGATCATTAAGTGTTACGTCGTCAGACTTAGAGAAAGCAATCACTAGCTCTTCCGAACTAAAGGTGTTGTACTTTTCTGCTAACGCTGATGCGGTATCAATGATTTCATCGGCACGTTCAGTGACGACTTGTTCTTGCTGTTCAGCCATTCTTCGTTGGTACATCTCTTGCTGTTGACGCTGCTTAAGGGCTGTCATTTGTTGCTGAAGTTTCATCTGTCTGATTTGAAAATCTCTAGGGTCACTATCAACATATTCTGACAACTTTTTTTCAGCATCTTCGAGCCGCTCTTTCATCGCTGAAAACATAAGCTCGTACTGTTTTTGCTGTGTATCAAGTTGCTCGGCGTGGGCATCAGCCTTGCGCCGTGCAGCCTGAAGGCTGTTTATTCTTTTAGTAAAAGCAGCTTTTGGAATAACCTCTTCTTGCTGTTCTTCCTCTTCTTCTTCTACTTTCCACTCGTCTTCTACCTGCTCATCTTGAGCCTCGACTTTTTCGGTGTCGGAACCGGGTTCCTCGATAGTATCGCCATCGGTGTCGGAGGGTTGCGATTCCTCAGTTTCGCTCAATGCATCTAGCATTTGTTCTTCGATTGAGGGTGCCGGGGCCTCGTTTACGACTTCACCATTTTCCATGGGTTCTCCTGTTTTGTTAGTTAAGCTTGGTCATAATATATGAACCAATACCTACGATGGTGCCAGAAACAGCACCCCACATGCCAGCCTTAACTTTAAGTTGTGCCAGCTCTTCGCCATGCCTGATCATTTGGTCAGACATTCTTTCAAGTTTTTCACCGTGCTTTTCAAGCTCGGATAAAACAAGCTTTGAATACTCTGACCATCCATTATCAGTCATCCCGAAATCCTTTCGACCGCCCTCATCTTTTCCTCATCAGAGTACTTCTTTTTTTTCTTCTTCTTTTTCTTGGGCAGCTTCTCTTTTGCACTCCACTCGGCAGCCATGTCAGGCTTGTTGGCGTACATCCATTTTTTTTGCTTTTCAGACTTAAAAGGCATTTTTAATACTTTCGTTGATGAGCAACCCAGATGCTAATAGCAAACGGGTGAGATGCAGATCCGGTCATAAAAGAAAACCCTTTCCAGTCAGGCTCTATCATATTTTCAGATGGAAGCTCGTAACACGCAGCCCCTGACATTCCGCTTACATGCTTAATGTCTGTGTTTAGTGCTGGGGGGCCACCGGGCTGAACTACGGGAGTGCTTGGTAAGTTTGGTGCGATTGTAAAGGAAGCAATACCCCAATCACGATCACCCATACTTTCGATCCTAGCCATGACCGGTATTAAAAGTGTTCTTCCGTTTGCGTCTACAAGGTTGGGATATTCTGCTGCCAGATCAGTCATGACTTGGGCGGCTGCGACCACAGTAAAATCATTAATATTTGTCAACACCCCCTCATAAGTGAGAGCCGCTGCTCCCATGAAATCAAACTGAGATGAATCTGGCGCATTTGGCTTTTTTACACCGGGGTTCCATATAGGTTGAGCCATTACTTATTTCTCCTTACTGTACTTGCTCCCCTTGCGGGGGCTGTTGCTGTTGCATTTGCTGCATTTGCTGTTGTTGTTGTGCTTGTGTTGCGCCAAGCTGGTCATACATTGCCTTGAGATTTATGACGGCTTGGATTTGAGTTTCATCTAACTCCTGACCATAACCTTCCAGAAATCCCGTTAATACTTGGGCACCATAAACTGGGTTAATGTTTGTAAGTGGCGTCACTTGGTAACCTTCCATTACCAGCTTCGCCTGTTCGATTACCGTTGCTTTAAGATTTGCTTCTTCCATCGTAAGATCGAGACCAGTCGTCGAACGCTCCGGTACATTATCCGCCGCCTCCAAGCCTTGGGCGTGTCGATCAATAACGTTTTGAGACTTCGTGGCAGAATATCGCTCCAGACCCGCTCTGGGTTCCAAGCGAATATCAACACCGTCAATATCGGCACCAGTGAAATAAACAGATGCAATCTCATCAGCAGGTCCAACGATTCGAATGATTCTTGGTAAAACATAATACTTCCTCACTAAATGTAATGTTAATCCCCATAACTGGGTTAAAAACTTTTCAATGTGGCGGAATGTACCTGCATGTTTCATGTTGTCTAACTGACTAATGTAAGCAATCTGTTTGGCGGAGGTGCCGCTTTTCGCGCCCTCCGCCCCAGTCAAAACTTCGTTTAGGCCAGCGATGTCATATAATCGCTGTTCTAATCTGTCTCTGTCTTCAAATAGAAGTGAGCTGTATTTTGGTGGTTCAAGCCATTTAACCATGGCTGCTTTTGCGGGATCATCGCACTTAATCATTGAGTTCGAGTCGTCCCAAGCATCTACAACAGAACCGGGGGCTAGTAACTTAACCGACCCAGTGTCCCGCCTCAGTTTTGTCATAACTGATTCGATTTCGTTAATCTGACGCTGAATGGGTACAGCATCATTCATCCATGTGTCACCATAACAGGTGCCTCGGATGTATCCGACCTTAAATAGACATACCGGTAAATAGGATCTTGTCTGTCCACTATCCGGATCTTCAAGGTGTTGAAATACGTAGGGATAGTCCATGTGTTCCACCACATTCCCATCCACAAACAAAACGTAAGCGCCTTTTTCGATGCGGCTGTCAGGCTGATACCAAAGCTCATGGACTTCAACCCCTTCTCTTTCTTCGAGATCATTTACCGTATAGCTAGTTGCTTCAACTTGCGTAACGCCTACCTTCTTTAAAAGCTCTTTTGCGTCATGTAGGTCTATGTATCGCCTAAATACGCACCACTTTGCATCATCTGGGTTCTCTACGTTGTCAATATAGTAGTCAAATATGGTTACTAGATCCCATCGAACCTCGTCCATTTCGGGGTCATAATAGCACTTTATACCACCTACGCCGTGCGAGCAGGCGTTTTTGGCGATATCCCACATTTTTGCGTCTACATTGTTTTCAAACTCAAAATACTCGATAAGCTGCTGTGCTGCCTTGGCTGCTTCGATGTCTTTCATGTCTGCGCTTGTGGGGTATGCTGTGGCTGATGGTCTTTCTTCTAGTAATCTTGAGCACCATGTAAGCACAAGGTTCCTTAGAAGATTGTGCGTTACCAATGGTACGGTATCATTCCACGGAATATCTGCCATCATGCGACCAACGCGCTCAATGTCTTGTCGCTGTTCGCCACGAACAAAAAGTTCGTTGCGTTCAGCTTTCAATAGAAAGTCTGACGCAGATTTCTTACCAGTTTCAACCAGTTGATTGCATAAATCTCTGGCGGTTAGGTTTGTTCCGTTTTCGTTTTTGGCAAGAACTACGTCTTTGCCATCACCGTCGAGTATGCTGGCCATTAGTAGTCCTCTTCGCCGTGATCTTCGTCGTACTCTTCTTCATCGTGCTTGATGTTTTTCTTTCCCCTAAACAATCGATCAAGATCTTTGTAATACTGGTGATCTTTGTCGTGCCATGAGTCTAGCAGCTCGCTAATATCGTTAGAGAGTCTATCATACTTGCCCTCATCGCCATCTCTTTGATCTGCTTTAGGGTGTTTAATGATATTAATCTCTGCCGCCATCTTATTCTTGGCTACAGATTTTGCTAACTTTTCTACGTCTGCTTCTACATCACTTGGTAAGTGCATTTTCATTCTTTCTCCTAAAGTTGTCCGGCCATTTCTTGGTAGCCTCTTCTAAGCTTATCTCGATCTTCTTTACTGGTTAATCTTTGGCGCTGAACGGCTTTAAGTCGAGCCAGTCTTTCGTGGCGTTTTCGTTCTCCACCACCAACTCTTTTTAGTCGGTCTTCGTGGACGCCTTTTGTTATTGCGCTTGTCGCAGCCTTTACTCCGGTTGCGGCACCTTGCCCAACTGCGCCTCCCAACGCTATCCCTGTAGGCGTTCCGGCAAGCGCACCTAAACCACCGGTAGGTATCCCGGCAAGCGACCCAGCGGTTCCACCAACAATAGCGCCGCCTACTGGCGCAAAAGCCCCGTAGGCATCCGCTGCCATATCTAAGCCTTGTGCAGCATAATCCCCTATGTTTTTCTTGTCTTCAATCTCTTCTGTTTCAACCATGGCTATAAGCATTTCGATTTCTGCATCAGTTAGGGATCTTAAAAGAACTGGGTTATCTGCCATGGCTGCAGTAATACTTTTGCCGCTTATTGCTTGCGATGATCTTATTTGTTCGGCCATTAAAATCGCCTCCAGTTTCCGCTCGGTTTTAAATGTTTAGTCATGTCGAACACGTTTTCGTCTTTTTCTTTTTTAATAAAAACAGGGTTGCGTTTTGCATCCTCAAGCGCAAACCCTATAGCCATACAAAGGTCTTTTTTTCCGGCGAACCGCTCATGTTTATCAATATGGAGATCATCACACTCCAACGCTAACTCCTCCGGTCCCGCAAGACCCTCTCTTTCTACGGCCAATTTTACCAACAGTAAACCTGTATATCTGGATGCGTCCGTAGTTTTAAACTCTCGCACCGGCACACCCTTGTCTCTACATGATTGGGAGGTCGCTTGACCTATGCCATTCGTTTCAACACAAACATGATCTGGCGCATATAACTCATATACCTTACGCACCTTTTCTGCTAGTTGGTCTATAGTGCTTTCGTTATCGTAGTAAGTGCACACCAAACCACCAGTTATTTTATTGATCACAGCTATGGCGTTATTGTCTTTACCTATGCCGCCAGAGGTATCAACACCTACCGAGTAATAGTGCCCATGTTGCCGCACCTGAAATACCTTAATATCTCCATCTACCAACGTATGCTGTAGGACCGGTGCCGTCACGCCAATCCAGCGGCCAGCAGCCGACTGGAAGGCGTGTTCTGGTATCTGCGGATATTCCCTCAGGCACTTTATTAAATCATTTGAAAATCTATCTTCTAAGGTTCTAAAGAACCATGCCATTCCGCCTTTAGTCTCAAAGCCTAAGTCTTTACCTTTCTCGATCTGTTCGGCGGTCAATAACTTGGGATCGGCCCGGTAGGCTTTATGGGACTCAACCGAAAAGAAGACCTTCTTAAAGTTATTGGTAGCCATCCATAGATGCCAAAACAAATCGCCGGGACCAGAGCTTGTAGACTCAATGATAATAGGGGCTGACATCCCCGCAGAGGCCGTTAGAGCGCCGAACGCATCTTGATCGGGCCAGAATGCTATCTCGGATAAATGGAGCATCTGGTAGGACATAGAGCGCCCTGCCTTGGATTGTTCCTGCCCCTTAGAAGCATTGGCTGTTAAGGCGTGTATCTCCGAACCGTTTGACAGTCTAATCTTTGCACGGTTCGATATTTCCATGTGTATTCCTAAATGCCGGATAAAGTCCCGTACACGGTCTAAAAGCCCGTGTACTTTCTGCTCAGTATCAGCAACGACGGCTACTTTAGTCGCCGGATTGCATATCGCATAGATCGCATCAAGAAAGCAGATCACCGTAGAACAGCCAATCTGTCGGCCCTTTAAAAAGATGCACATCCTGTTTTCGCACATCGTCTTTAAAACTTCGGCCTGCTCCTCCAGTAAATCAAACGGTACGGCCTTTCCAGTCTTCTGATCTACAACATGACACAGTGCGGCAAGCTTTATAAGCTTTTTGTAGGATGGGAAAATTTTTTCACTAGCCAAATCTCTGCTCGTTCCTTATTGTCTCACTGAGACTTCAGCTCCCCAAGGAGCTTGGAGTCTTTTTCAGTCTTCACTTATTAATATATCTCTAAGCCTATCGGCTACAGTATCTTGCATAATCTCTTCTTCAGGTAAGGTCTTAATAATGTGGTTGACAAATGAGGCAACAACAGAACCAGCCTTAGCATCCAGTTCACCTATTCTTATCTGGTGAGCTGTCTCGATACAGAAGGTTCTTACATCATCCATACTTTCTATTGTAGGTGCAGTAAGACTTGCCGGGAGAATGGACGCAGCTCGGGCAGCGTCCTTCCCCTCGTTAGTTTTTTGCTTATGATAGATATCCCTAATATCAGCAATCTCTGGATCATGGAAATAACAGAAGTAACTTCCCTGAACCCTAAGCCCCTTGCATAAGCTATGATTCTTATTTTTAGCTATGCACTTCTTATGCTCAGCTATTTCTAAGTCTGTCGCAATACCATGTTCGATTATCGCTGGAGGATTGTCTCGATAAACTGGCAACAAAGCATCATAGTTTGTTGTCTTAATAATATGGTTAATATGACTTCTAAGAGTGTTCTTGTTTGGTGGCATCAAAACTCCAAAATTTTTCCGGGGGTGGATTTTGCTAATGTAGAGTTATTCTAATAAGTGGATCGTGGGCTTTAGGCAAGCCCTCTTCGGTCATGACCTAAACATTTATTCAGCACCACTTACTCATACCACTAGATTTGGTATGTAATACAAACACCTACCACTAAATATGGGGTGGGTGGGAGAGGGGGGATCCCACCCCCTGTTCACTTGTCCAGTACTTTGCTCAGCCAATTACATTATAGGGAACTTGGCAAGCCTTCCCAATGAAATCAGGTACTTAGATAGGTATGACATTTGTGTCATAGCCTAACTCATTGATTTCATTTGATACCTGTAAACTACTGTGACATTGGAGTCACCAGCAAAATCAACCACTTGCACACTAGGGTGACAGGAATGTCATAGCGGCAAGACCTATGCCAAAGCCTTGCAAGCTGTGCCAACACAAAAAGCGCTTTGTTTCCAATGACTTAGACCCCTTGTGCCAAAACTGGCACCGACTTGGCAAAGACTAGGGCATCGTCGCAATGCTGTGACATCATAGGTACCTTAACGCCTTTGTGGCATGTACCAACTTTTTTAACTGCTTATAAACAAGGAGGTAGGGATGAGTACGACTAAAAAAGAAGATTTTGCGCGTCGGGATAGGGACGCTGGCAAGTGGTTTGAGCTTCAAGCCATATGGCAAGCGGAACAACTTGAAGCCAAAGAGGTCGAAGCTGAAAAGCTTGTTACCTGTTCAAAGAGGGCCCGTAAGGCTTTTTATGACCGTTACAAGCTGCCCAAACCTCCCAAGCCTAAACCCGATTATAATAGAGAGCAGCAAGGCATCGAACCCAAGCTGAGAAAGGTTCACCTTTATCATTCGGCTGGCATTGTGCCCCATTGTGACGCTCCCAAGTATGCAAAACGCACAAAGACCAAGCTTAGAAAA